AAAAGCACTAGCTGCCCATCCTAAAGAAACTACAGTTAGAACACCAAGAACTAACCATTTCATTTTAAAATCATCTACTGTCATTTTTAAAGCTACTAATTCGTTTCCCAATATTCTGACAGCTATTTCTAACTTACCAGTATCATTATCATTAGCCATTATCCACCTGCACTATCTATTTCTGTTATTGAAGTTGAAAATCCAAAATCACTATCAGGTCCAACTCCAACAGGGGTTGGTGTAGTAGTAATTCTTTCTAACGGAACATCTGAATCTGTTCCAATTCCTAATCCTTTATTAGCATCAAATATTCTTGCATCAATTTTTCTGATGATACCTTGTGATGAGAATGGTCCATGGAAATATACTTGCATATCAAAGTCCAGAGTATATTGGATTGTTCTTCTACTTGCTTCCATTGGACCTTCATAATCATCAGCTAAAACAACTCCAGTTAGAGTTACAGGAACATCTTGTTTAATATCTGAATATAATTTAAATGGTTTTATAGTTAAATTATATTGAGGATTGAAAAAAGGTATTATTTGTTCAACAACTTGTAAAGCATCATCTTGTTGTTTAGCAAATATACTTAACTGAAAACTTATAATATATGGGACACCAGCAAAAACTTTATTTCTATTTAAGATAGTTCCTTCTATAGCCTTATTAAAATTATTTACTTTTGGTAATTGTCTTGAAGGATCATATGAAATGTTAACTATTTCGAAGGCCATTCTAGGAAGTTTTATAGCTACTTTTGTATCAGTAGTTAAATTAGCTTGCTCTCTTATCCTATCTAAAAATTTTACTCTTGGTCCATATGATAATGGAACCTTTTGTGTGCTTACTGTATGACCACTTGAGTTCTTTCTAAGAACATAAATGTCATTAAATAATGCTCCAAATGAAGCAACAGCTTTACGAATTCTTTCGTGATAAAAATATGTTCCAAACATTATGTAGGATCTCCAAATGGATTGCTTTCTGAGAAGTCTAAGAAGTCTCCTCCAAAGTCTGTGTTTTGTTCATTATCACTACTTAGTAATAATTCTGTAACCGTTGAAACTGTTCCTGATGCAGATGATGATACACCAGATAGTGAAAGTCCTGTAACAGGAATATGAAATGCTCTATCACTATCATTATTTCCAACATGAATAAGTGAAAGAGTATCACTAGAATCTACCCATCCAGAAACTTCTCCACTTACTATTACACCAGATGCTAGTGTTTGTTGTACTGTTTCTCCAATTGAAAAGTTTCCTGATACTCCAGATAGTTGAAGTTGAAATGTATATGCATCACTTCTTTCTATATCATCAATTGCATCTATTCCAGTATCTAAATCTTCTCCAGTGTACTCAAATAAGTTACATCTTAGTTTAAATGTTGGTAAATTAGAAAGCTGATAAAATGGTTGTTCGTGTTCTACATGGGTTACTTCAAACAAACTATTGGATAATGGTAGAAAAATTAAATCTCCTTCTCTTGGTCTTTCTCCAGTAATTTGGTTATCGTTTTTTCCCACTGTAGTATTCCAACGCTTGCGAGCAACGACAAAAGTAGCTTCATCGCGAATTTCAACTCCAAACTTAGTGAATAAGTCTCCTTCTCCATCAAATGCCTCCGTGTTTTCAATATACATTTCAATTTTATATCCATTACTGAATGTAGATGGAATATCTTCTCCAAGCACTCTGTCTTCATTCACCAATGTTCTTGGCAAATAATAGACATCTTGTCCATACATTTTTAATGATTCAATGATAATGTTTTCATAAAGTTTTTGTTCTGATCGAACCTTATCAGAGAAGTATATATTTCTTGCCATAACTAACCTACAAAAAAGTCTGGTGGTAATTCTTGCTCAAGTCTTAGATTTTCTCTTATTCTTTCTATATCTGCAGTTCCGTCTTCATATATTTGTCTTCCATTCAAAACAACTCCTCCAGGAAGTTGCATTCCTTCAAATTTTATTAAGTTTGCACCCCATTGTTGTTTAAGTAGTGCTGTTGTATAATCTTTAATAAACATATCATCAAACACAGAAGTATGTGTAGAGGGATCTACTATTTGATAAACTTCTGCTACTAGATAATCTCCTACCTTTATATCACCTTCTTCAAAGTCACCATGAATATATAATCTATTTTGTCTACGTGCAAAATTAACTATTGGAGATCCATTTAACTTCATTTGAAGTAATGACAAATATTGTTGCATTTGTTCATAGTAAGCTAAATCACCAGCAAAGTTTTGAAGGTCAGCAATATCATTTAACATCATTTGATATTTGATATCAAAAAAGTTTCTTGAAGAGTTAAATGTATTTGATAATGGGAATAAACGAGATATAAAAATAACATTTGAAGAAACAGCTATATACTTATTATCGATATCAGTTTGAGTTACCTGATGTTTTAAATACGTTTTTATTGTTGAATCTGAATGATATTCTTGGTATAATTGTATTGCATCATCTACCCTGTCTTCTATTTGATCAGGGTCTACGTTGATTTCTATAACTGGATCACCTAATCTTCTAAGGCAATGATCTATTAATGTTTGTCTACTATTTGGAGCTGCCATGTCATACCCTTTAGATATTTTACTGGTATTTATATGAAAATTATATTTACAAATGGATGCTTTGATATTCTACATAGAGGTCATGTTGAATATCTTAATAAATCAAAACTACTTGGAGATTTTCTAGTAGTTGGATTAAACTCAGATAAAAGTGTAAAAAGATTGAAAGGTTGTAAGAGACCAATCAATAATCAAGAAGATAGGAAATTTGTTTTACAATCTTTGTATTGTGTAGATGATGTGGTAATCTTTGATGAAGATACACCATACAATCTAATCAAAAAAATAAAACCATATTATATTACTAAAGGAGGAGACTATGATCCTGATACAGTAGTAGGAGCTGACCTTGCTGAAGTAGTTATAATTCCTTATCTACCTGGTTATTCAACAACTAAAATTATTGCTGCAGAAGGATTATCGATATGACACAATTGAAAGGATTTGTAGAAAAAGGTTGGGGACATGAAAACATTTTTGCTACCAATGACAAGTATACAGGAAAGTTGTTAAGATTCAGAAAAGGTGCTAAATTCTCTATGCACTTTCATGTACAAAAAGATGAGACTTGGTTTGTTTTAGATGGATTATTTGACTTGTTAACCATAGATACATTGACAGCAAATGTAACAAAAGAACGTCTACAACCAGGAGATGCTCGTAGAATTTTACCTCCAATGCCTCATCAATTAGTATGTGTAGAGGAAGGAACTATTGTGGAAGTATCAACTCCTGATTCTGTTGAAGACAATCACAGAGTTATGAAAGGAGATAGTCAAAAATGATTTGGGGAATGGTAGGAAATAGTCACGACGCATCTATTGCAGTATATGGTCAAGATAAAAATTTTATAAAAATGTATAACAGCAAAGATGTTAGACACAGTGATAAAATGATCAAAGATGCACTTTCTCATGGTCATCCTACAAAGATAGTTTGGTATGAAAAACCATTTTCTAAATCAATAAGACAATTGTATGCGGGACAAAAAAATCCTTTTAAAAGAAATAATGTAAAAAAATATCTTAAAGAATATGGTTTAAATGTTCCTGTTGTTTATGTTGGTCATCATCATTCTCATGCTGCTCATTATTACAATTCAGGTTTTGATCATGCAGTAATTTTAGTTATTGATAGTATTGGAGAATGGGATACAACTACCATATGGGAAGCCTATGAAAATAAATTAAGAAAAAAGTATAGTGTAAAATATCCTCATAGTTTAGGATTATTCTATTCATCTATGACTAAACGTATTGGTCTTGTTCCTCAAAAAGATGAAGGTGAGTTAGAAAAGAGATCAAAATACATAGAAGAGTTTTTTGTAACCAAAGGTACTATTGAAGCTGATCTAATTAAACAACATCCTTGGAAGCCTTTGTTTACTAGAAACTTACATAGAGGTATAGGAGAATGGAGAAGTGAGTTTTATGATGATCATATAGCTGCAGCTACACAATCTGTGTTTGAAGATCAAGTGTTAAAAGTATCACAATTTGCTTTAAACAAATTAAAAAGTAGAAATTTAGTAGTTGCTGGAGGATGTGCTTTCAATAGAGGTATAAGACCTTTACTCAAGGAAGAATGGGAAAATGTATACTTTCCTGATAATCCTGGTGATGGAGGATCAGCAGAAACTTGTGTATTGGCATATTTGAATGGAGAAAATTAATGATTGATATGTTAGATAATATGATTCCTAATTATAATCCTGGTAAAGTTCAACAGCAAACAGGATGTTGTGATAATCATGCACCTAAACCTATGATGCCTCAACAACAACCTACTCCTTGGCCTACGCACTTTCCCAAACCAATTATTGGTATTGAAAAAAATGGTATTATTACTAATAAAGGATTAGATATAGTGGAAGGATCATTAAATGCTATAAAAATGATCAGACAAAAATTATATAAGTTAGTTTTAATAAGTGATGAAAGAGGAAGACAACAACAAGAAGTTGAATCTGAAATGAATTCACTTATGAATATTTTTGGTAATGCTGGTATTCAAACAATAGACAGTGCTTATTATTCAATAGGTGCTGACAAATCAGATCCTTTTGTAAAACCATCAACTGGAATGTTTAAAAGAGCTGCTAGTGAAGTAGTAGGAGCTAATTGGAAAAACGGTTGGTATGTTGGAAGATCTATAAATGATTTAAAGGCTGCAGATAAAGTAGGAGCTAAACCTATCCTAATTAGTAATCCAGAAACTCTAGAAAAACTTAATAGTTTTTCAAATAAGGAATTAAAAAAGAAAACAAAAGTTTTTGATACTTTAATGGAGTTTGCTTCATCTCTCAAGTAACTTCTGGGAACAAACAAGTTTCAATATATCTTCTGACTTCATCTGGTTCTACTCCCATGTTCTCCATAACTCTTGGAGTATGAGGATTCTTCTTTTGATTTATTGCATACCAATTATGTTGTTTAGTATAATCATTATCAGTAGA